GACAGGCTCGACTTGATTTACCCCCGATTCTCTATCTTTTTCATCTAGGAAGCGAGCAGCCTCTTCTTCATTAATTCCGTCTAGCATAATATTGTTTTATTATATTATATCGAAAAATTAGGAATAGTTCTAGGAGTTAATGAATTGCTCGAAAGTCAAGGCTCGACTTTCATACATTCTTTCAATGGTGTCAACGTAGACTTCAGTAATCTTTAGAGTCCTAGGATCTGTTACCCATACCCTAACTGTGTCGTTTGCATAATTTGGAATAAGTTTATAGAGCTTACCAATTATAGTTTTAGGTTTTCCTGAAGCGTGTGAATTTATAACTATTCCACGTATACGGTCGCCTGGTTTAAAAAATGTTCTAAGGGTTCCCATCTTAATATCAATGGGTCTTATTCCAGGGTCACCTTTTATTGACATATCAGTCAACGGTGACTGTTTTATGGAAACACCTGGAGTAAACTGACTACGACCAGTAGTAAAATTAAAGTCGCCCTTTGTTCCATAGAAAGGCAGGCCTTTAGCAAAGTCCCTTTGCCCAACGGCACTAGTAGTCATATTTTCGTTTAGTTTACTCATTACCAAGCAAGAGGAATTACTCTTTTCTTATAACCTACGACTGTATACTCGTCTACTGGATCAACTTCATCACCTACGCTATCGCAAAATAGAAACTTTTTAAGGTATACATGAATTATTGGATTATCGATAAAATACCCAATTGGATATATTGGAGCGTCATCGTCTGCATTATCTATTCCCCATATCTTTATGTGAGTAACACCTGCATCAACGACAGATAAATCAGCAAATTCTAACTTAAATACTGGTCCTCTTGAAAAACCATAGTGTTGATCTTCACCGATTTGCCAGTAACCAATAGTACTTGGTGCTGTCTTGGGTTGTCTCCTGTCAGTACTAACAAAAGTTGGTGAATATACTGTATTGTTTATTAGTGTAATTAGTTCTGTGCCGCTTTCTAACATTTTGTTTAAATTTTTTAATCTGCTTTTCCAAATAAGACAAGAGCAGAAACTTTGACTATATAATCTACATTAGGGTTTATTATCTCTATCTTATTTATTAGATCTTCTGGATCATTTGATTTTGGATTCATAAACATGATGAATAAATTATGAAGTGGATATTCTAACGACTGCATATCGCTAGCTCTCTCAATTGAAATTTTTACTGACTTTGCAGTCAATGCAATCTCTTCAGAGTTATTATCATAAATAGGATAGGTGATCTTAAGAAGTATTCCTCTAACGTATTCTTTTTCGCTTTCTAGTATTTGACTTGGTGAGTTAATTATCACCTGATTATCAAATAAGGTAAGAGTACCTCCGCTTGATTCTAGCCTAAGTCCTATGCAGGTATAACCGTCTACTGCTAGTGAAACATCGGCTAAACAAAAGTCTCCGGTAATGTCTTTCTGGTCAACTATCTTAAAACATTTATCGTTGAATAATTGAATAAACGGTTGATTTTCATAGCCTCCACAGCAATCACAGATGTCATTAAGGTTTGGAACTGCCATTTAGTAGTATTTTTTGTGCCTTCTTTTTCTTATTTATCTAAGACATCATCTAGTAAAGCGTTTCATCTTTTCACTTAATGTTGCAGGTTTTTTAGTATTTTTTCTATAATCTTCTGAAAAAGTTCCTCTGCCTGTCAGAGGAGGCGAATCAACAGTTTGTTTGCTAACTTGCTGTGGCTCGTTGAGTGGTTGTGAGTCAATTACAATCTCAATTAATTCATTAGATTCTTCGTCATTACTAATTAATTGCTCTTCTAATTGCTCTTGGATAGCTTCATCCTCTTCTATCTCTTCTTTCAACTCTTCCTGTAAATCTTCTATTTCTTTAGCTATAGAGATAGCATCCTTACCTTCATATTTAATAAAGAAATGCAGGCAAGTAAGTGAAATTAGTGGAAGAAGACCGCCTTCAAGTAAGGCTAGGACTCTTTTTTGTGAAGCTACATTAGTAATATCTACACCTAAAGAATCCATTACTGGTAAAGTAAGTTCAACCCATTGTGTAAAAAATTTAGAGGTCTCGTCTATCTCAGTATAACTAAAATAGATATTACCGATAAATTGAATAAATGTAACTATTATAAAAACAAACCAAACGGAGAACCCTCTTACCTTTACGGCAGCTGCCGCAATTGCAGACATTGCAGCGATTTCAATAGCAATAGACAGGTAAATTGCCCAACTTGTTGGGTTAGCTAAATCATACCAGCTAACTACGTGAGATATAGAAATAGCTGCAACTGATATTATCGGAATTAGAAACGCAAACTTAATTATTAAGTGCTGGTTTCTACTAAACCAGTTAGTCATTTGACTCTATCTTATTTTTAATTTCAGATAAACTACTTTTACCTTTATCTAGATCATCTTCATAGATTAAATAGTTAAACATAGTTCTTTCCATTTCGTCACGAACCTCCTTTTTGCTAGCTACTTCTTTTCTTAAGGAGTCAAGAAAAGTTTGTGTTTTAGCTGAATCTTTAATATATCGTTTCTCTAGTTTAGCTACTCTAGAATAAGTACAGCCTTTTGCTAGATAGAGAACAAGTAGGATGATTGTACTAATCTTCCATGCGTGTGTTTTTAGTAATGGTAACCAATTTTTCATGTTAGTTTATTTTGTTATTTTATTTATCTTACAGTAATAAGGACAGAAGTAAAGAGCCAGAAGCTAATAATAGAATCGTAAAATAAGATATCGCCCAAGCGATCTCTCTCTTTTTAAAATTGCTAAAATTAAATTTAATCTGTAGGACATAACCATAAAAAGAATCATTCTTAACTCTATCATAATCGACTGTTATTACGTCAAGTATCCCCTCCTTTGTTAGGAAGTCATTGTATTTTAACATTTTTTCAGATATCATCTTTAACTCAACTGGTTCTTGTGAAGCATCAGAATAGAGTAGAAGTTCAGGGTTTAGGTTTACGCCTAAATAAAGATTAGCGTCTTCGTCTGTTTTAAACCCAATTTCATCAAGTTTTCCAGATTCATTTAGATTATAGATTATTTTTTTATACTTTATGTATTTCGAATACTCGTTTATGTTTTTCTTGAGTGATGTAGCTACCCAAATTGGATTTAGTTTATTTAAAATCATAATATTGCTTTTATTTTTTCATCAAATTGTGGATTCTTCTTTAGAATTGAGACTCTTAAGTCAGACCTAATTTTTCTAAGTTTTGTCTTTACTGTGTTTTCATTCATCTCATATTTTATAGCTATATCTTTTACTTTTTTATTCCTTATCATTTTATCTACAGCGATTCCTTTTAGCAGAGGATCAGGTATATCGTATATTTCTGAGACTGTTGTGTTATAAATCATGTCTAGATCTCCATGTGATATTTGAATTTCTCCAAAGTTATCTGCACTATCTGAAGTATACTGTAATGCATCAATGCTATAATGGCTGTTTTTCTTTAGATGAAATAGATAAAAAAGTGTCTCATTACGTGCAATTGTGTAGATCCAAGTAGTAAACCTACCCTTTTCGTAATTGAACTGGTGGATGTTTTTAAATATCTTCTTAAGAGTCCACTGTAGAGCCTCTTCTGTGTCAATATCGTTTTTACAAAACTTCCAAATAAAATACTTAAGCTTTGGATAAATTAGACTAGCTAATTCATTCCTATCAGACTCAAGCACAGTAGGTAGTAGTAGTTTTTCAGATATCTCTTGGATCCTAGCGTTGTTTTTGGCGTTAGTTAGTTCATTCATGTTATTTTACTTCCATTTTTTTACTGTTTATTGAGTTAATTATTTTTAAACACTTTGCACAATTTTCATACTCTTCTATCTCTTCATAAAATATAAGTGCTTTTTGAAGTCCACTCACAAACTTTTCTTGAGAAAGATTTATTGTATAGATATCATCATTGATATTAATCTTTACGATAGTTGCATCAGCCTCTTCCAAGTCAATACATGACTTTTCGACTGATGCTATTAAATTATCATATATTGCTTTTTTGTGGAGGTTGAAAACTTCATCTAATGTGATGTTTCCTTCGAATTTTAGAGTTTTCATATAGTTTGTTTTGATACTAGACAAATATACTAAGATTTACCTAATCTTTAAAAAATTTAGAGTTAATTTTTTTCATTTTTTCTAAAGACTCTAGATTAAAAACGCTAGTATGATTTGATTTATTAGCTTCTGATGGATCTTGTGGCGTGTTTATTGTTTTTAAAGTATCATAATCATATAGCGGTTTAGTTGAGCCTGTCCTAAATAGACTGAATATTTTTTCTTCAACTTCTTTACGATACTCAGTGGAAGTCGCTTCATATGTTGCAATAGTCATGTCCCACAATTGAGATGACTCGAAGGCAGGAGCTAAGTTAACACTAGTCATTGCTAAATCATCGTTTCCGTTTTGTCCGCGATAAGTTCCTCCCTTTGATCTGCCAAATGACATAAGCTCAGCAACAGTAAGATAATCGTTTGGAATTATACGAAGAGTCTCTACTAAATACTTAAATTTCTCGCAATACTTTATCTTATTAGTGGGCCCAAGTCTTATTCCAGGTTTAGCTTGTACTGCCATTTCTGTGTGTTTAGTATGTATCATCTGTGATGGCCAATACTCTGAATTATCCTGTAACCTATTTTTTATTATCTCCCCTTTATGATTCATTTCAAGGACGATTCTTACTTTGTCAGGATTAAACAGGTCGTATATTATAAACTCGACAGCTGCTGCAAATTGATTTACATCAATTTCATTAGATCTTAATGTTGCTACTTGAATTAGAGAAACAGTATCTGATTCTCCGCGTATTGCCTCTTTTTTCTTAATAAGCTCTTTTACTGGAAGTGCGGCTGCTTTATATATGTTAAGAACTGAAAAGTCTCCACCAACGCCATCTGCTGTATCTATAGAACACAGATAATAAGAGTCATCGTTTTTATAGTCAAGTCTAGTCCTTTTTGCATAACTTGGGTGAACTGTAAAATAGTCATTTATCCACTGCTTGTCTTCAGTCAATATGAAGGATGAGTTTATGTAGTTTGAGCGTATTGCATAGAGTCTCTTAAGCTCATTTGAATTTAGCAATAGTCGGTCTGATGAGAAGAACTGGAGTCCATACTCTTGATTAAAGTCTTCGACTGATCCCATGTTAGCAATAGCCTTCTGTTTCCACTCTTCGTCCCTACCTTTTACTTGCCACCAGTCTACTCTTAGCGGCACATAGTCGCTGATATTTGCAATCGCATCTTGCCAGATTTCGTAGAATTTATTACGACCGTTTGGGGTAGAAGTAATTATAACTTTTCCATTAGCATCTGCTGAAATGGTAGGTAAAATAGCTCGGTAAAACTCGTCTAAGTTTGCTTCATTGATATGTGCAAACTCATCTATATACAATAAGTTAACAGTAAGACCGATACCTGATTTTTTAGTAGTCGTTCTTCCGACTATACGACTATCGTTATCGAACTTGATATTTCCTGAATTTATATGCTTGATTCCAGGTTTAACAAAGAACGGTAGACCATCTAAACATATACGAAATTTGTCTAGTAGCTCTCGAGTAGTAGTAAAGTTGTCAGCAACAACAAGTGCAGTCTTCTCTTCGTGAAATAGAAGAAACCATAGGATGAAGATTGCAGAAGTAACTGACTTACCTACTTGTCGACTTGCCATTAAGATATTAAACTTGTTTCCCCTAAAGGAGGTAAGAATTTCTTCTTGAAAGTCACGTAAGCCTGGAGTGTCCCTAATTAGCCGAATTCCGTCGTCTGTTTGAATCTTACAATAGTTTACTGCAAAATAGAGAAGGTCGCTTTTACATCGCTTCATCTCTTCCCATTCTTCTGGAGTGTATTCAAAAGGTAAGTTTGATCGCTTTAGGGAGATATCATTATCTTTAAATGGAGAATTATGAATTCCTTTAATATCAAAGCCGTCATTCTCAATGTCAAAAAGCAGTCGATTGATTCGGACAGTCGTCCATACTGAGGAATTGGTGTCGTCGTCTCCTCCAGAAAGGCTTGAGATCTTTTTATGAGTAAACGCACCTCTATTTGACATTACATCTTTCATAGGTTTACAATATTTCGTTTAGGTCTATAAAGTCGTCGGTTTCTTCGTCTTCGTCTATTTTAACGTTTTTTTCACGCATTAATTCTGACTTTTTAGAAGGGTTTATTAAATCACCAGTGTGAACTTGTCTTTCGGTAGTCTTAGGTTCAGCAGGTAGACTCTTTATTAAATTTTTCGTTCCGACAGTTATAAAGAAGTGGCCTTCGTCTGGACTAGAGCTTATTTTTTGTGAATCTGGGTTAACTGGAGCCTCACTATTTAGTTTCCTATAAGTATCTTCTAAGAATATAATATAGTTTGCCTGCATCTTTGTAACTGCTGCCATTTTATCTTGTAACTGGCCCATTACTTCAATTAATCTTGGGTGAGTGTTACCTGAAGTTATCTCCTCCATTACCTTAATTATAGTTATCTTTATTGTTTTTAATTGAAAGAAGAGGTTAGATATATTTATTGTATCAAGCTCCTTCTTGTGTTTAGCATAATCGTTTTCCTCAAAGATTCCAACGTCAACAAAGTTTTTAAATAGAGAATCAGTTATTTGCCTTGCTTTTTTGGTGAATTGATTACTCATTTCCTCAAAATCATAAGGGCTTTCTCTCTTAGTTTGCTCAGATACTGCTGAGTCTACTACTAGGTCAGTATGGGTCTCTTGTCCAATTGCACTTAATAAACTACTAATCTCATTCTTTAGGTGATGGCGATTTTCTTGGCTCATGCCTCCGCTCTTTCCTTTATTCATATAGTGTATTTTTATCTTATCTTGTTTTCGTGTTTATCGAGTGCAGGGTTAGCAAATATCTTAATTTGTTTTACTGACTCTACCCATTCATAGATTATTCGGTCGGTTTGAGATATAAAATAGTCCAGAGTTTCGTTCACTCCAAACATATACGAAGATATTGAGTTCTTCATTATCTTTCCACGGTAATCATAACCACTATTAAGTCTTTTTTCTTTTCTAGTGTAAATAGGTCTAAATCTGCTTTCTTTTACCATATTCTTTTTATTTTCTAGCAACAATATCTTTTATCTGTATGTTAACTGGTCCTAATGCTTCATCTGTTATACCAGTTGAATAAATGTTTCCAAAACGGTCAGTAAACCCTCCTCGAACTAGGGGTAATTCCTGTTTAGAGATGATTATGTCATTGAATGAATCTAGACCAATATCTGCTGCGCTAGGATTAGCAAGCTTAGCGACCTCGTTCTTTTTACAAACAATATTCACCGATACTGAGTCTACACCGTTTATTTCCTCTATTATTTTTATTATATCGCTCTTGGGTATTCTATCACGACGAGTAGTTCCAATAAAGAACGCCCCAATAGCGTTTAGCATGTCTCTTTTAATAATTTCTATTACAACATCATCAAACACAATTATTGAAATATTCAAAACATATTCACTAGGAGTAGGATCAATTATTTGAATGTCAGTAGATATGAGTTTTGTACCACATTTTTCTATGTATTGTAACAGTGAGTTCTTTTGAAAATCACTCATTATGAAACGATTAATATCTGCACTAAAATAGTCTTGCGGAGAAGCGAAAGTCTTTCTTATTTCAGGTACTAAGAATAGGTTTAATACTCGAGAGTCTGTCTCGTTTAAGTAAATATCAATTATTGAAAATAGTTTAAGTCTTCTTAGCATGCTTTCATAGTGACTAGCATTAACTAGTGCAAAGCTCTTAGACTGTCTAGGCGCAATAAGTTTAGTCAACTTAGAGTCTTCTGGGTTGACTCCAAAAAATGGAGGATTAGTAGTCTTTATCTCAAGGTACTTATTAAGATCTATTTCATCGCCTAACAAGCTAAAGCCAGTATCGACGAATTCAAATTTAACTGAGTCAGTATCCTCAGTTCTAATGTTACCGAGTACACCGTCGTTTATTATGTACTCGATTACTATTTCAGAACCGTTTGGCGGAATCTTTCCATAATTATAATTTCCAAAGTATATGTCAAGTCCACTAGTTATACCTGTTCTTGCAATAAAGCAATTTTCATTTCTGGGCATGTCTAAAATAGATTCATATTTTTTCCACTTTTCACCATTTACATATACGTCAACGTAAAAATTATCAATATGAAAATTTTGAGGACTGCCTATTGAGAAACTAGTGACAGGTAGACCTGTACCGGTAACTGTTTGTTTTTCAACTGTACCTTGTCTAATTGCCAACTTTAAACCGTTAGTTGACCCGTTGAAACTAAACTTAATCTCATCTTGAGGAAGTTCGATAACATAAGGTAGACTGTTATTTAAGCATCTTATTTTAGTAAGATTTGGAATTATCACTAAATCTGATGGAAATTCAGACTCTCCCGAAAAGGTAGATATGCTTATCTCACCAGTGGCAGATACAGATCTGCTTGGGTTATGACCGGCTAAGGCAGCTAAAGAATAGATTGAAGTGAGTCGAGTCGCTTCATTAATATTAAGTTCAGTGATCGCATCTTCTATATAGTAAAAAACAAGTTGAGTTAAATTCTCAGTAACCAGAAGAAGCTGGCCGTATGGAGAGGCTGCTGTAAATATGTTTCTGCTCTGGCCAAATTTAGCAGTCAAAGTATTTATCGTCTGGCCTAATATGTCTTGAATATAGGTAGATAACCTATTTAACACCTTAAAGTTATCAGTAGCGCTTGCCATCTATGCTTTTTAGATTTATTTTATTTATCTTTTTTAAAAAAGGTAATCTTATACTCACTCAGATACTCAAAGCATATTTAAACAGATAAATAGAATAAAGTATGCTTCATGTTTAAGTCATTAGACAATAAAAATATTTACGAAAGCACTAAACTTTCATTTAATTTTGACTTCTTTTCTCCATTAAATAGGAAAGACGTCGCTTCAAAGTTAGCAAAAGCACTAGGGGTAAAAGTAGCATGGTCAAATAAAATTTCAAAGGTACATGAATCGAATTCTGTAGGGTTCAAACTCGTTCCTACCTATTCTAAGGGATATAAGGAGCTCTCTTTTTCTACTGGATTTTTACCGTATCACGAAGCAATTCATATCTTCCTAAAGACTATGAATGTAGTTGATGAAGTAGGTTTCACTACAGATCGTTGTGGAGTTAAGACTTCAATTATTATGAATGAAAGAGTTTTAGGGATACCTACTGGGATGAATAGATTGAATAGGCTAAAATATCTAATAGGATTAGATGAAAAGCAGATATTTGAATGGTGGCCTCAAGTAGAAAATGAATCTAAACTAGTTTACCAAGGTCAAGTAAGTCACATAAAAATAAAAAAAGCATATCAAACTCTAGTATCTACTGCCCTCTTTGAAAGATTAGATCCTCATCATTTATTACTAGTAGAGTCTGACTTCTTTGGAAACGATTTTTCAAAGATATCTGAGAATATTCTTTTGATAAAATACATAAGCGGAAAGGACTATACTAAAAAGAAGAAAGAAGCAGTTAACACTATAAATCTAGTGATAGAGAGAATTTACGAGACTTTAAAAAACAGTGTAAATTACTCTGACTCAGAGAAAAGAAAGATAGTAGATATTACTGAGTCAATGAAGGAGGCACTAGCTAAGACTCAAACGTATACTAGGTTTAAATCAGCTTATCCTGATACAGTTTTATCAGTAGACTTAAGACTAGACGAAAGAGTCATAGAGTCACAATATGTTCATTTAAGGGAAAAACTTTTTGAGTTTGTTTTAGCTGGAGGAATTGAGGATGCTTATTTTAATTGGGATAGTGTTCGTAAGAAATTTCAGGTAAAAGGAGCAAAGTTTAAAAACAACTTAATGCTGGAAGATGCTGAATTTTTTGACTGTACACTAGAGGGAGAATTAAAAAACTGTCTAATCGATAGTAGCATAATAAGAAACTCTAAACTAACTGAATGTGCGATTAACACAAATAATATGATAAAGTTTTCAAAATTATTCGATTGTGAATACTTAGGAGGAGCAAATTCAATATCATTAAGCTTCTTAGAAAACTCAAAAAACAAACCGATACTTGCTGATTTAAGAGAGTGCTTGATATATGGCGGTGTACTTTCATTGCAATCAACAGTCGACTCTTCTACTAAGATAGTTGAATAATTAGTTTTACACGATAGCTGCCTTAATTGGTAAATAAATAAAAAAAATAACGATATAGGACAATGTCTATTTATACGAAATTAAGCTCTACGAGACAATTGACTACCTCGAGTCTTACCTCTATTGTAGATATCACTAATCTAAATTTTAGAAGTCTTTCTTCTGCAACTCTTGACTTTCTTAATAATATTCAATACGAAGAGACAACTAACAGCTTTACTCTAAACTCTGGAGTATTTCAATTTGTTAATATAGAAAATACACTGTCGCTTAAGACTGATGGAATAACGACTTTTTCAATAGACTCTTTAGGTAGAGCTGAGGGAAAGGAGTTATTGGTCTCGGTTGCTGAAACTAAGAGATTAAGATTTACTGATTTTAATGACTGGCCAGATCAAGGTGTTCCAGGTGAAATAGTATACACTGGAATTCAAAATCAAAAACCTCAATTTGGAGAAGACGTTATTGTTTATTTACAGAGTAGAGGTTGGGTAAGCCTTACAACTGATGGGACCTCAAATTACCTGACTCTAGTTGAACTTCAAGGTAGTCCACCAATTCCACCTAATCCAGCACAAAATCAAGGAATAGTATGGGTAGGCTCACCTGGTTACGAAGACACATATGTTCCAACTACTCAAACTATTTATTATACTGATGAAAATGGTCAGATATTCGACCTTACTTATTCTACAGGTGCACCCGGGCCAGCAGGATCAGCTGGACCAACTGGACCAAGCGGAACACCAGGAGCTGCTGGTGCACCAGGAGCTGCTGGTGCACCAGGTCCTCCAGGCCCAGCCGGTAATAGCTTAATGAAATCATATATAGTTAAAATTCTATATAATGGAGGGTCTATTGATGCAAGTACGCCATTTCTTGCCGCACAGGATCCAGACGGAACTGATCTACTTAGTGCAGCAGGCTGGTCGTTTGCTAGAAATGGTGCAGGTCAGATAACAATTGTTCACCCGACTATGCAGACCGCAATAAACTTTGTGACTCATGCTGAAAACACGACAAATACCTTTGTGACTAAGGCAATCGTAGGTTTAGGTGGAGCTGGTGCAACTAGTGCTAAACAGGACTTTACAACAACGACTATTATAATTAATGGATTAGTATCTACTTTTACTGGAGTTAACCCAGGCGCAGGATATAGATTATATCTTACTTGGCAATTCTCAGACAATACTATATTCATTTAAAAATTGAAAACAAAAGAGATTAAAGATGGCACAAATTCCTAGATTACCTGTTACGATGGTCGCATCAGTAAGGAGCGGATCAGTATCAGTTTCTAGAAACTATAATAATGCAGCTAGCATTTATGATGGATTTCCTTATGAATTTGATTGTATCTTAGACATAATACCTCTAAGTACATCAGAAGACCCAACGTACGAATTTAATACAACTGATATTGCTACTGGTATGTGGATCATCCAACAATCAGGCTTAGCTTTTGAAATAGTAGCGGTGTCAGTTAATACGACAGCAGAAGCACAAGTAACACTAAGGGACACTAATCTTTATAATCTAGTAAGCGATACTACATTCACCGGTAATAATTATCCACAAGAAATATTTAATGGTGTAATATTTGAAATCTCCGAAAAAGGAGATCCTACATTACCCGCAATTCAATTAATGTCTCCTAACTTACCAGATATCGGATATTGGATAAATGATGCATATGCTAGATTTCAATATCGTAACTTTGCTGTAGGCTACTATAACTTTGATTCAAACAACCTAATCTACTCATCATATAATGTAGGTCAGTTAGTATACATAGGGTTATCTGGAATAGATTATGTATTCCTACAAGTAGATGAGACAGATACCGCTGAGGTGAAGAAGGCATTTGGTGTAGTGTCATCAGTAAACGAACCAGAAGACGGTAATCTTACAGTTAGACCATTTGGTCGAATAATCAAGACTGATTTTGCTCTTCCTGGAAACCCAGGAGACGTTTTATATTATGATTCAGCTGCCAGCCCTTCTTATACAACTACTAGTGAACCTCCAACTAATCCGATCCCAGTCTATATTAAGATAGACACATATACTGCATCATTTATATATCCTGCATCTGCAGGTGGTGGTGTAGGCACAGGTACATCGGGTTCTAGCGGTACTTCTGGAACAAGCGGTACAAGCGGAATAGCCGGTACTTCTGGAACAAGCGGCATATCTGGTACAAGTGGTTCAAGTGGTACTTCAGGTTCTTCAGGTAGTTCAGGAACATCAGGATCTAGTGGAACAAGCGGAAGCTCCGGCACTTCAGGAACATCGGGATCAAGCGGCACTTCAGGTACTTCAGGAACGAGCGGCATATCTGGTACTTCAGGTTCTAGTGGTACTTCAGGTTCAAGCGGTTCTTCAGGTACTTCAGGTACTAGTGGTATAGACGGTACTTCAGGAACAGACGGTACTTCAGGAACAAGTGGTATAGACGGTACTTCAGGAACAAGCGGTACTGACGGAACAAGCGGTACTGACGGAACAAGCGGTACTGACGGAACAAGTGGAACAGACGGTACTTCTGGAACAGACGGTACTTCAGGAACAGACGGTACTTCAGGTACTAGCGGTATAGATGGTACTTCTGGAACAAGCGGTATCGACGGAACAAGTGGTTCAAGTGGAACTTCAGGCAGTTCAGGTACGAGCGGAAGCTCAGGTACATCAGGATCAAGCGGTACTTCAGGAATCGATGGAACAAGTGGTAGTTCAGGTTCTTCAGGTAGTTCAGGAACATCAGGATCTAGTGGAACAAGTGGTTCATCAGGTAGTTCAGGTACATCAGGTTCTTCAGGAACAAGCGGCATATCTGGTACAAGTGGTTCAAGTGGTACTTCAGGTAGTTCAGGATCTAGTGGTTCAAGTGGTATCGATGGTACAAGTGGATCTTCAGGATCTAGTGGTACGTCAGGAACTTCAGGTACTAGTGGATCTTCAGGAACTTCAGGTACTAGTGGATCTTCAGGTACTTCAGGTACTAGCGGAATTGACGGTACTTCAGGTACTTCAGGAACAGATGGTACTTCTGGAACAAGTGGAACAGATGGTACTTCAGGAACAAGTGGAACAGATGGTACTTCAGGAACAAGCGGTATCGATGGAACTTCAGGTAGTTCAGGTACGAACGGGTCTAGCGGCACTTCAGGTTCAAGCGGATCTTCAGGTTCAAGCGGATCTTCAGGTTCTAGTGGTACTTCCGGATCAAGCGGTACATCAGGTTCTAGCGGTACATCAGGTACTTCAGGTACATCAGGTTCTAGCGGTACTTCAGGTTCTAGTGGCACAAGTGGTATCGATGGTACAAGTGGATCTTCAGGAACGAGCGGATCTAGTGGAACTTCAGGAACATCTGGCTCTTCAGGAACATCTGGCTCTTCAGGTACTTCAGGTTCTAGTGGTACATCTGGCTCTTCAGGTTCTAGTGGAACAAGCGGTTCTTCTGGTTCTAGTGGTACTTCAGGAAGTTCAGGTACATCAGGTTCTTCAGGATCGAGTGGTACAAGTGGTACTTCAGGTACATCTGGCTCTTCAGGTTCTAGTGGTACTTCAGGAAGTTCAGGTACATCAGGTTCTTCAGGATCGAGTGGTACAAGTGGTATCGATGGTACATCTGGCTCTTCAGGTTCTAGTGGTACATCTGGCTCTTCAGGTTCTAGCGGTACATCAGGTTCTAGTGGTACTTCTGGTACTTCTGGTACTTCAGGTTCAAGTGGTACTTCAGGTTCTAGTGGAACAAGTGGTTCTATTGGTAATGATGGTTCAAATAGCGGTAGATGGTTGTTTAACAGCGGTGTAACTGCTTTTAACAACCCAGGCCAATATAATTTTGCCGCAGATACTACTACACTTGCATCTATCACGGAAATTTCTATATCAAAATATGATAAAAACGGAACAGATTATAGTAACTGGCTTAACAGTTTAGATGTTTTAAATAGTACTAATAGAATATATTTGCAGATATGTGAATTAGGTAATGACTCTATAATTGGATTATATGAAGTCAGACCCGTTACTGGAGTTACGAATCCTGGTAGTTATTATGATATAGAGCTAATTAACCTAGTTGGCAATGGAAGTTTAACAAGCAGTTTAGTTTATACTATTTCTTGGGTTTTTAATGGTAACAACGGAAGTTCTGGAACATCTGGTAGTTCAGGTTCTTCAGGAACAGACGGTACTTCAGGTTCTAGTGGTACAAGCGGTTCTTCAGGTTCTAGTGGTAGTTCAGGTACTTCAGGTTCTAGTGGTACAAGTGGTTCTAGCGGTACCTCAGGTTCTAGTGGTAGTTCAGGTACTTCAGGTTCTAGTGGTACAAGCGGTTCTTCAGG